ACCCCAATCACATTCGTAATACTGACATTATCTGTTCCTGTAGATGGTATAGCGTCTGTATCAAATGTTACGGTTGATCCGCTTACTTCGTAATTAGAAGGAAACTGATAAACACCATTAACGTATACATCAACATTAGATTTAGCTACAATAGCATCATCTAAAAGAAAATCTCTATTGGACCCGTTGCCTGACAAGGTTTTCTTAACTATAGTACCTCCTGAACCGCCAGAACCAGCAATTGCTCCCCAAGCACCGTCAGTATAGCCTTCAAATTGGTTGTCCTCGGTGTTATACCTAAACATACCGTTTGCACCAGCAGGTCTTTCAGCGGTCGTACCTGAAGGCATTTGCACTGAGTCTGTCCCATTTATGTCTAAAGAAACATTAGGTGTCACTTTATTGATACCTATTTTTGATGGTGTTACTCCAGCTGAGCCGCTATATGTAAAGCTTCCAGAAACATATGTTGCAGTTTCGCCACTAGGAATATTAAATTGACTTCCTGTAAATCCTGTTGCTGTTGCTGAAGTAATTGTAACGGCTGTCCCAGCCGCTCCAAAATCAAAGCCTCCGTTATTAGTTTGGATGTTAAAGCCAATTGTGAATGTTTCTCCAACACTCCAACCGCCTAATGGATTAACACCCCCATTACTATTGTCTAGTGTTAATGTAGCAGGTCCAGTTGTAAAAACTGCCCCCGTTAAAGACAGTGTTATAGCTACACCTGCTTGCTCGGATATAGCTGAGTCAGTTAAAGTATCTGCGTCACTAAATTTTGGTAAATTGCCTGCAGTTCCTGTTCCATCTACATATGTACTTAAATCAGGTGGAGTATATGTGAACACGCCTGTTGTGTTATCGTAGCCCACATCCCCGTCACCTGAAGCTGTTCCTTCAGCCCCTACAGATAAATCAGTTAATTGTATTCCACCTGCGTCAGCTTGATTTTCAAATTGACCAGTAGTAGAATTATATTTTACAACTTGTCCATTAGTTGGAGATGTAATTGTTACATCAGATAAATCACTTAACGCTGAATTAGCTGCAACTCCGCCTAAATTAGCTGCTGATAAACTTCTAAATATACCACCAGTTAATATTTTAGCTTGCGAAGAATTAGATAAATCAGTAGCATTACCTTTAACTATTAAGGCTCCTAAATATATAGCTTGAGTTGCTGTATTGTTAGCCTCTTGAAAGTTTTCTAATAAATAGTTCTTTTCAGCTTCATCAATACTCGCGTATTCTTCTTTACCATAATAAGCAACTATTACGCTAGTGTTATTTGGAAAATGATAAAGTCTTTGTACGGAATAATTACCACCACTAACAGTAGTAATAGTACCATTATTATCATATTTACTTGGGTCAATAGACGTAAAACCCGCGCCACCAACACCGTTGTCTTTAGTAAAACCAGTAGACGTGCTTGAGTATCTGTGAAATACAGGTGTACTTGCGCCGTCTGAAACTAAAGAAGGGTTTAATGGGTCTGTAGTATAATTTCTACCTAAAGCAAACGCTTGACCAGCTGCTCTATCTAAAGCAAGTGTATTTGTACTATTTACAGTTAGTAAATGTCCAGATTTTTTAAGTGGCCCAAATATTTCAACAAACTCTGCATATGTATTACCGCTTGAATAAGCAGTTCTAGGGAAGGTTCTTACAAATCTAATTACATTAGATGAATGTATTACAGCCCCTAATACTATGTTGCTTCTCCATATACCTGGAGTTAAATCAGAAGTTGTTTGTTGTATTGCACCATTTTGATCTGCATAAACCCATGTATTAATCTGGTCAGCATCATTAGCGTCTCCAAGGGTGTGTGTTACTGTTGTAGCACTCCAAGCTACTTTTTTTATTTCAGGATGAGGATCTGATCCAACACCTTTGTTTAGTATATTAATTATACCATCACCCGCGGCGATGTCAAATGTTGTATTAGTGTTTGTTGATATTTCACCGCCATTTAAAATACCGGTAGGTATATTTTCAGTAAGCTGATCGATACTTAGATCATGTCCATGGTAACGGAAGTGCAGAGTATCATGGCCATCTTCTGTGCTATAGTAAATACCATTATCAAAAGCCGGCGTTGAGGTTTGTGCATTAACTAACTCTATAGTTTCGTTAACTTTTAAATCCTCGCCTATAGTTACATCATTAGGTAGCCCAATAGTAAATGTTCTATTAGCTGAAAGGTCTTGAGCTGCTGCTGGAGACACCTCTATTTCATTAGAGGTGCCAACAACCTCTATAGTTGTTGTGGATAAGGCAACTGATGGTTTATTAGCTATAAACGCGTCGGATGTATTGTCTGATTCACTCCAATTGGCTTGAACGTTTTGTTCTGCATTGCTGGGCGCAAGTGATGGCTTGTTAAGTATTTGAGCATCACCAGTTGCAGCATCCCAGTCGGCATTAACATTTACTTCAGCGCCTGTCGCAATACCAGTAAGTTTAATTCTTTCATCCCCAGTTATAATAGCGCCAGATCCCGAGTTAGTAATGTCTGCTAAGTCGGTTGCGTTATGCAAAGAAAGATTAGTTAAGTCTGTAGGTTTGTTGAGTATTTGAGCATCGCCAGAAACAGCACTCCAATTAGCATTAACATTTACTTCTGCGTTATCAGCAATATCATTAAGCTTAACTAAAAGTGCATCAGTAAAATCATTTGCAGATAAACCTTTACCTGTTTCTGTGTCTTGCTTAAGATTTAAAGCATCTTGTAAACCAGTTATATTAGATATGCTTAAGCTATCTAAATCTTCTCGGTTAGTTTCTATATAGTCTACAACTTCTTGTAAGTTATCTAAATCAACATTATCACTTGTTAAAAGTGTATTTATTGAATCAATTAAGCCTTTAAGAACTTTACCTTGTGCCGCGGACAACGGTACGTCTATTGTTGTTGTGGTTAGATTGTTAACTACATCAGAATGTAATAGTGCGTCTGCAATACCAACCAAGCTATTTCTTTCTGCGGTTGTTATAATAGCACCAGACCCTGCGTTTGTAAGCTGTGATATGCCAGTACCCGTGAAAAAACTATTACTTACATCGCCAAACTCAGTTATAGAGTCATCTGAAAAATCTTGATCATATAGTGCAGAATAGTTTGAAACGAAGTAGTTGTCGTTAGGGTTTAAAGTACCGTTAGTTCCCCTAGGAGTTAGTGTTAATTTTTTGTAAGCCCCTCCGTCATGATCTACAATAGCCGTAACTTCATAAATACCAAATTGATTTATATTATCTCTTTTTGATATTTTTATAAAATCATTATCAGCATTATTCAGGTACTCAGCTACGCTTAAACCCGACTTATCTAATACAGATATATATATTTGATTTATAGCACTAAAGTTAGCTTGGGTAGCTGAACCAGCATTTAAATTAATTATACCCTCTGGGTTTGTGTTTCCTGCCTGGTAACTTTTAAATGAGAATGCTCCACCGTCAGGTCGATCTACTAGATCATCTTCATTAACGAGACCTAGTACTGAATTAATAGAATAGTTCTTGGTAGCGCCAGTTTCGCTATCAGTACCAATTACTTTATCTAGCTTATTTAAAGTGCCGTCTTGACCGTACGTTGATATTCTAGCCATTTATAATTTGTCTTTGTTAAATTTATCTATTGCGTTTGCATATACTTTATCAACGTAAGTAGATCGTTTTCCAATCTTACTTCTTTTAGCTGATATAGGCATATCTTCTTTGCCAATCAATATTTTGTATATTCTATTGATTAGCCGTTTGCCTTTCATAGATACTTTATATTTATTATGATCGCCTAAACGTCCATTTCCTTTATGTATTTTTTCTACCCAACCTTCTCGTTGAATTCTATAAAAGCGTTGGCGATCCCAATGATAGTACATCGTGCCATTTTGAAAATCTTTTATAGTAAAGTATTTAATAGGATCTAAATAAAATAACAATTCTAAATCTGATATAGTTATATCGTTTTCTTTACAAGCCCACCGTGATACGAGCCTATAATATTTAAGAAAGTCAACTTTTAATTCGCCTCTTTCTAAAAAATCACTCCTATCCATTATAATACGATTATAACGTCTTGCTCTTGTATAACTTTATATATGTCTTTACCAATTTCTATATTATGGCCAGCATGTCTGTCGTAATATATCCTGTCATTTTCATTTATACCTTTGACATCCGTACCGACAGACTTTACATCTGCCGTACGGTATCTTATATCTTCTCTGTGGTTTTCTGCTAAAAGCAGTCCACCTTCTGTTTTTTTAATATCTTCTTTAATTTCGGATATAATAATGTATCTACCTATCGCCTTCATAATCTCTAACATTTGAAATTACACAATCAGTTGATAGAATAGTTGTTGCTACCGAAACTGCATTTTGTAGTGCAGACTTAGTAACTAGTACTGGATCAATGATTCCTGCTTTACGCATGTCTTTAATCTTCCCATCTGTTACATCTACTCCTGCTCCCCATTTATCTAAATGTCTATAATCCGCTGGATCTAGCCCAGCATTATTTAAGATACGTACAAATGGTGAATGTAATGCTCTTTTTATAATCTCTACCCCAATCTCTTCACCTTCATTAGACGTGTTAGCTTTTAAAGTACTAGATAAAAAACATAATGCTGAACCGCCTCCAGGAAGTATACCTTCTTTTTTAGCAGCGCGAACTGCGTGTATAGCATCATCAACACGATCTTTCTTTTCAGAAACTTCCACTTCAGTGTCACCACCAACATAAACAATAGATACGCCTCCATTTAAAATAGCTAGCCTGCTTTCTATATGTGGCCGCATAATGTGGTGTTCTTCTTCATCTAATTGAGATTGCAAATACTCTACGCGTTCTTTAACTCCATCTGCCGCTTCTGCAATGGCTAGAGTAGTCCCGTCGTTATCTATGATGGCCTTATCGGCTCTTCCTAGCACTTCAGGGGTGATATTATCTAGAGAGTCTCCTAAACCTTCGTCAATAACAGTAGCACCCGTTAGAAGGGCAATATCATCAAGTACATCCTTCCGCTTCAGTCCGAATGATGGAGGATCAATAATATTGCACTTAATATTGCCCTTTACGTGGTTCATGGCTAAAGCAGACACGACTTGTTGATCGCAAGGGGCAATGAGCAGCAATGATCTATTGGACTTGATTGCGTGCTCTAATATTGTTTGTATACGTCTAACGTTTGAAACTTCAGACGAACATAAGAATATAAGTGGCTTGTCTAGCTCGCTTAATTCTTTTTCTTTATTTGTATGAAAATACATACTTTTAGTGGTAGACTTAATGTGTGTCCCATCAACCGCTTCAATGTAAGTTTCATTACTTGGACTTGTTTCCATTGTAACTACTCCGTTATCACCAGCTAGCTTAAAAGCTTCAGCAATAAAGTCACCTAACTGTGGATCATTATTAGCGGATATACGGGATACATGATTTAACCGCTTGTCATCTACATCCACACCTTTCTTATTAAGTGCATCTATAGTAAGCTTGGTAAACGCTAGCATACCGTTTTTAACATCTCGGAAAGAGTATTTCTCTGCATCTAAATCAAAGTAATTTTTAATTACCGACTGTGCTAACACTGTTGAGGTTGTTGTACCATCACCGGCTTTTGATGCTGTTTGTCTGGATGCTTGCTTAAGCATAGTCACACCTAGGTTCTCTACTGGGTCTTCTAGGTTTATATAGTTTGCTACAGTTACACCATCCTTTGTAACGTGAGGATTACCGAAGTCATCTTCTAATACTACTGTACGACCAGACGCGCCTAACGTACTGCCCACTGCTTCTGCTAATTTGTTTATTCCTGAGATTAGTCCGTCCTTAGCTTCTTTCTTAAAGCTTAGTTCTTTGACTATCTTCGGGGATCCGAATTGTATTGCCATTTAGTTTGATTTAATTAAATAAAATTTATAAGATATATGTTAGCAGTTCCATTTACGGCGTGCTGCTCTACCACGCTCTGATTTCCATGATTTGGATCTAGCACAAAATGCTTTACGACGTTTTGCTGCTTTGCTGCCTTTCTTAAGTTTAGAGGGCGGAGTTGTTACAGCAGTTTTTAATTTGCTGCCCGGATTGTCTTTTCTATACTTAGCTACACCTTTAGCTGTCATTCCACCACCAGCTTTACTGCCTGAGCCGCTACCTGATTTAACCTTAGCATAATAACCTTTAGATTTTTTACGAGATGGTGCTTTGCCTTTCTTCCGTGTTAGTGGAGTGGGTGCTGCACAAGTGCACGGGGCGTGCTTTGCTGTTAATGGTATTGCTTTCATGTAGTGTTGTATTTCTTAGTTCCTTTACCGTGACCACCTCTATTAGCTGCGACGCTAACAAATTTTTTCTTATTGTGATCCCAATCTTTACCTTTTATATTTATCCCCCTCTTAAGTGCCGAGCGCCTTTTCTTTTGATTCTCCGCCTTCATAGCTCTACGCCGGGGAGTTTTAGCATATGCAAGGTCACGGGCCGCTTTTTTCTTACGGGCCGCAGGAGATAATTTTTGCGGCATTAGGGTCTTGGCGTAAGATCTGTTCCTGGTGCTACTTTAGGTGCAGCTGGTTTTGGAGCTGGCTTATCTTTTTTTACTTCTTTTACTTTTTTATCTTCTGACATAATATTATTTTTTATATGATTTAGACTTACCTCCACAAAATCGCAGTGTTGGTGCTAATTTTTGTGCCCCTTCATTACTTGGATCAGTAGCCGCTTCTTGTATGGCAGCTTTAAAATTAGATGGTGCTTCTTGAGATATTTTTCTCGGGTAAGGCGATTGGAAACGCATTGCCATACTTTGTGACGGCATTTCGTCATCTCTTCTATCTATGTTTGGCATTACTTCTTAGTTTTATAATTAATTTTCTTAATCGGTCCGCTTTTAGCAGCAGCACGTCCACCCATTTTTTTAATAACAGCAGGTATTACAGTTGTTCCTTTCTTTCCCATGATTATTTCTTTTTAGTTTTCTTTCTTATACTTGAGGTACGTTTACCCATACCAGTTCTTTTCTTTTCAGCAACAGCTTTCTTTTTCTGCGCTGCAGACATCTGTGACCATGCCACAGGAGTGTTCTTATTGATCCGGACTGACGGCCTGCACTTCTTTATACCTTTGCGTTTTGCAGAGCCACACGGGTTGCCTTTTTCATCCGTCCATTTTTCTTTAAACCAACGCTTGAGGTTAGCGCCGGATTTTGTTTTACGCACAGCCATTACAATGTAGGTCTTATACTTGGAAAACTATCTGTTGACGGCCAATCCCTAAGGTTAGCTCTATATGTTAAATTCGTAGCTCTTTCCGGGTGGTCTGTTATAGTTATGATCCAATCCGTGCTTTTAAGCTCTTCGTCTCTCCATTTACGTTGTAGAATTTCAAGATTTTCTACGCTCATCTCTATTATTTCTATATTTTCTTCTTCAGAAACAGCGTCACCTAAATTTGAGTACACTCCGGTTAATTGATCGTTTGTATATAGTAAATATTTCATATATTATTTATTCTAGTCTTACCCATATTGGAAATTTAAATTTGCTTCTTTGATCTCCAGCAACTAGGCTAGTATGATGTTTATCGGGGTAGGTTCCCGTTGTTCTTTGCCCAGCAGTAGTTCCAGTCCCACCAGCTCCGAAAGATACGCTTTGGTCACGTATATCGTAATACATTGGCCTCACGTACCCTTGTGCCCCTACTACGCTAGATAAATTCCTTTTGGCTACTGTAGCTGGATATTCAACTAAATACATTTTAGTTACAGTCACACCTGGGTTTGCTACTGTTTCGAAGCCGTCTACTCTTACAATTGCCCAGAAACTAGGGTCGTTGTCGGCAGAATCAAATGCAAGCACTCCTCTAGTCCGTGAGGGAGCTGTAGCCCCTATAACCGCTGGCTCGCCTACTATATCATTAAGATTAGTTAAGTTCCAATCAAAAGATGATACTACGCGCGACTCAACAGAGCCGTTCGAGGTGTAAGTAGTTTGGGAATTGCTTGGCCCCATTTGAGCTTTTGGAAAGCTGTTATAAGAGGTGCCGTTAGCTGTGTTTAAAGCGTCTAAAGCCGCTTGAGCAGCTGAAGCTGTATCATATTGAGCGCCAAAGCCTACAGGGGTTGCTCCGGCATAGGATGTGTCATCTATGTAATTCGTATTATTCCAGGAGGCGCTGCTTGGTCCGGCTGATCCATCCTCGTATGTCCACTGCATTGCTAATTGGTTTTGAGCCAACCCAATACCAGATCGCATCGAGCCTGTTGCGTGGTCTATTGCTGTGTAGTAGTGTCCACCGGGGTATATGTACCCATAAATAGTTACATAACGTAACTCAAAAGTATTTGATGATGGTATAGTAGCATTCCCAGATGTACTGCCGCTAATGTGAGCCGCACCGCTTGACGACGCCCAAGCATCAGGATTTACTTTCATCCACCCTGTCCATCTTTTTGAATTTGAGTTTACTGCCATTCCGTAATAAAGAGGATTACTGCTTCCAGAACCAGTTTGTTTGTACACACCGCTTGAAAAGAGTCCCGAATTAAAACTAGTATCTACAGTACCTGATTTATTTATAACCATAAGGCCTGATTCTGTGCTACTGTTACCAAACGCCACTAGTATTTTATCAGCTAATAAACCTTTCCCCATTACGTAAGAAAGTCTCCCACTACTAGAAAAAGAGGCTGGGATACTAGAACCAAAAGGAAATTCATGGTGTGTCATAACACCCGTGGATTTATTTGTTATATAAAGTCCTCTGCCCGCTGATTGAGAGTGTATAAAGCTTGAGTATATATGTGTATCGTCTCCTCCAAATGGGATGAGATACAAGGCTAATTGACCAGTATTCACACTACTCGATGTTAACCTTGTAAGAGCGGTTCCAGCTTGAATTTCAACCGAGCTTCTTACTACGTTCTCAATACTTGTTACAGCATTTTCGTTACCTAATAGTTGCCCATTCACGCTGTCAGCCGTCATGGGAGGAAGAATATTTTCCGGATAAGCATTAGCTGAGGTCGACACGGTAGGTATGGTTATACCTGTTCTCAGGTATTTACCGTCGTTGTAATTAATTATAAAATTAGTAGTGGGGTCATTTGTAGCTGTACCATCTTGGTTAATTGCTACCAAATCACCAGGCTGGGAACCTCCCCCTCCGCCTAATGCTTTTGCTCCTAAATAAATTCCCATATTATTATGTTGTTATATATAATGTCGATGCATCATAACTGCTAAGTGCATCATACTCTGCTTGTGTTAGCGTTACTACCTTAGCTATAGTAGAATCTACTATTGAGTGGCTTATTTGCGTTAATGACATATTATTTTTTCTTTAATTCCTTATAAGCTGCTTCTCTGTCGTCAAAGTCCAAAGCCGCTTTAAGAATGATCTTATCCATTACATTATCTTGGTTCTCTAAGATAGTTTTCTGTAGATCGATGATCATATGCTCTAGGTTATCTTTAGCTGCAACCAATGAGTCTATCTGATCGTTCTTCTTTTCTATTTCTGTTTTAAGCGCGTTTACATCATCCGGTTTAGATCCGGTGATAGTAGACACTACTAATCCTATAGAAGCCGATATGGTACCTATGAGCATCATTACAACTTCTTTGTTTGTATCCAATACTGGATACTTCATTAAAATAAATATGATAGACATAACCAATAGGAATATAAATAACGATCCTATGTAATGCCTTAATTCTTTAGCGACTCCGTTAGTAGGTAGTTTCATATCTATCTATTCTTTTTTCTACATTTAGCAATAGCTCCAGAGGCATAAGCGCTCGGGAATACTTTGTATTGTTTCTTTACTTTATGATAGCACGCATCCTTCTTAAATAAAGGTGACGTGGCTGTTGGTCTCTTCTTTGCCATGGGGTAGTAATTTACATGTTTGTAATCATAAGGGCACCTTAGTCCAATGAAGGTTACCAGGTACCCTATGACTCTACTTTGAATAGTGCAACGATCTGTACGTTCACTGCCTCAACCACTTCCTAGGTGGTATCTGAAAGGAACTAAGCAAAAAGCAACTATATGACACCTGCCTCGATGGGGCAGCCTTAACACAACGTGTCCATTAAGGTAGCGATTCTTCTGTAGTTACTTTTTCTTCTTCTTGGCAGCAG